CGGCCGCGCATAGCGTCCGCGTTCATACGCGCCATACACGCTGGCAACTGACTTCGCGACGTCGACGTAGCATTTGCCGCCCTTGAACGGCCGCTGGGGACAGTCGCCGCATATGCTTTCGTCCTGTCCAGTCTTTAGCGCGCGGAAAGGATTCACGTCGGCGCGCATTATAAAGGTTTGGCCCATTGCGCCCGTCTTGGCGTTGTTACTGCCAGTCGCGATCCTGTTCGCGATCACCACGATGGGCGCGCCGTCGATTGCGCTCGGGCCTTCGTAAAGGATGATACCCGCGAATCGGTTACGCTTAAGGTCTTCGAGAATCTGCATTGTAGTGTCCTATGTGAGTTTGTTATGATAGCGCCGCGCATGGCGCGACGCCAGTGATTATCAGACGGGGCGTCCGTCAGCGTAAAACTCATAAGCGTTGGCTTCTAAACTGTCGTCTATGCCTGCGTCCGATGACTGATATTCTATATCGTCGCGCCATGCGCAAAACCCCGCATCCAGCGCCATGTCGAATGCGTGCTTGGCGTCGCCCGTTTTTTCGAATTGGTCGTAAAATGTAGACCACAGGTCATAATCCAAACAGAAGCCTGTAGGATTATGCTCCCGGTCGAAGTCGCGCAGTTTGCGCCCGCGAAAATGGGACTTGTCGGCGTCGGTCGAATATGAATAGGGACAATACGCGCCGATTTCCCACTTAATCAGCCGAACGCCAAAATGCGCGCAGAAGGCTTTGATGCTCTCAAGACTCTCGTCATGCCAGCTATACTCAAAACCGTCGCGCCACCAGTTTCGCGCGCGTTCCTTGGCGTCGTCTGATAGTTCATCGAATGTGTAGATTTCTACGGTTGCCGTTCTCATTACCTTGTTCCTTTGTTACAGTTAGGCGGTTAGCGCCGCGACGATTGCGCCAGCAATGGCGAAACAAGCGGCGAAGGTTTGGATTGCGTCGACCATGTTAGGCACTTTGATGTTTCCTTGTGTTCGATGCTCACAGTATACGCGATTCGGCGGCGAGCGCAACAAGATTTTTGATTAGGCGGTTTTGTTTGGTGGTTTTTGGGGGTTTCGGTGGTGCTTAGCTGTGATTTAGGTCGAGGAAACGCGAGCGATAACCGGGCGATAGGTTATTTATGCTATTTTACAAAAAAAAAAGATTCAAGATATAAAGTATACATATATGTTTACATACTGTAAAAATGTATAGCGACTTAAAACGTCTTTGCTATATCGCCTAATAGCATAACCCACTAAATCAGTAGACTATGCGCGCGGTCGTCTAGGCGCGCGTTATTTGCCCTCACGCAAAAAGTCTGACTCGACTTGAAACAAACTCGCCTAAACCGCCTATAACTCGGCCTTGGCCATTACCGATCTGCGGTCGATCTGCGGTCGATCTGCGGTCGATCTGCGGTCGATCTGCGGTCGATCTGCGGTCGATCTGTTTACGTAAACGCTATGGCTTAAGCGTTGACATACGTTGACATTGAGCAGTAGACATTCAGGGCGGGGGAGCTGGGCCTTGGGCTCTCTGTTAAGAAATACGCAGGGCTTGCAAGAAATTTTTTAAATTTTATTTTTTCGTGCTATAACAAACCATGTTTCACTCACTCCCCTATGAGCCGCGCCAGATCGCCGCGACGGAAACGGTGCTGGAGCGCATATACGAGGCGGCTCGTAAAGGCCTGCGCGGCGACGCCATGGCGCTGGCGGCCGGGCTGACGCCGCACGAATACCGGACGCTTGTGCAACTCGACCCGATTGCGGAGTATGCCGAGACGAAGGGGCGCGCTGACGGAGAGGCGGAACTGGCCGACGTGATGATGAAAGCCGCGCGGAGCGGCGACACCAAGGCGGCCATGGACATGCTGAAGTTCGCGCACAAATGGACCGCGCCGCAGTCGGTGCAGGTTGAGGTCAACCAGACCATATCTATTACGGCGGCGCTGGAAGAGGCCAAGCAGCGCGTCATTGAAGGGCTAATCATAGATGCAAGCGCCGATCTTCTCAGCGACGGACGAGCAGAGGTTGATGGCGACGCTATGGGCGTCGCAGGTGAAGGACGACCCGCTGACGTTCGTGAGGCTGGCGTTTCCGTGGGGTAAGCCCGGCACGCCGCTGGAGGGCCACAGTGGCCCACGCAAATGGCAGCGCGAGGTGCTGATCGAGCTGCGGGACCACATCAAGGCCAACGGCGGCCGCGTAGACTTCGAGACCTTCAGGATGGCCACGTCATCCGGGCGCGGTATTGGTAAGTCGGCCCTCGTTTCATGGCTGGTGATCTGGATGCTGACGACCCGGATCGGGTCGACGACCATCGTGTCGGCCAACTCGGAAGCGCAGCTTCGCAGCGTCACATGGGCGGAGATTACGAAGTGGCTCAGCATGGCCCTGCACAGCCACTGGTTTGAGGTGAGCGCGACCCGCGTCCTCCCTGCCAAGTGGATCGCAGAACTTGTGGAGCGAGATCTGAAGCTCGGCACGCGCTATTGGGGCGTCGAGGGGCGGCTGTGGTCGGCAGAGAATCCTGACGCCTACGCGGGCGTTCACAACTTCGCGGGCGTCATGCTCGTGTTCGACGAGGCGAGTGGTATTGACGATGCGATCTGGTCCGTGGCGGCAGGCTTCTTTACGGAAAATACTCCTAATCGCTTTTGGCTTGCTTTCAGCAACCCCCGGCGCAACTCAGGATATTTCTACGAGTGCTTCAACTCCAAGCGAGAGTTCTGGCGAACCAAGACTGTTGACGCCCGAAGCGTGGAGGGAACTGACAAGGCCGTTTATCAGCAGATTATCGACGAATATGGCCCTGACAGCAGCGCAGCCCACGTCGAGGTCTACGGAGAGTTCCCTAACGCCTCAGACGATCAGTTCATTGGATCCCTGCTCGCTGAAGAAGCCATGGCAAGAGCGCCGTCAAAGGATCCGTCCGCGCCGATTGTGGTGGGGGTGGACCCCGCGCGGTTCGGGGCGGACGCGACGGTCATCGCGGTAAGGCAAGGACGCGACATTATCGCGATCCGGCGCTACCGGGGCGACGACACCATGGAGGTGGTGGGGCGGGTCATCGACGTTATTGAAGAGTTCCGGCCGCAGCTCGTGGTTATCGACGAGGGCGGGCTGGGCGCGGGAGTCGTCGACCGTCTGAAGGAGCAGCGCTACAAGGTGCGCGGGGTGAACTTCGGCCAGAAGTCCGTCAAACCGTTGATGTATGGCAACAAGCGGGCTGAGATGTGGGGCGCGATGAAGGAGTGGCTGAAGACGGCCAGCATCCCGAAGGACCGCTTCCTGAAGTCCGACCTGACCGGGCCGATGATGAAGCCTGATAGCAAAGGCACGATCTTTCTGGAGAGCAAGAAAGACATGAAGGCGCGCGGGCTGGCGTCGCCCGACGCCGCCGACGCTATCGCCATCACATTTGCCTACCCCGTGGCGCACCGCGAGGCGCGGCCGATGGACAACAGACGCCGGGTCGGCTATGGTGGGGCGATTTCCTCCGGTTGGATGGCCTCTTGATGGCTAAAAAATCTGTTTCTCTGTCTGTTGGCCGTGGTGAGAAGCTGTCCACCAAGGCGGGCGCTGGCCTGACCGCCAAAGGTCGGGCCAAGTATAACGCGGCGACGGGGAGCAAGCTGAAGGCTCCTGCGCCCAACCCCAAGACCGAGGCTGACAAGGGCCGGAAGGCGTCATTTTGTGCCCGTATGGGCTCCGTCGCAGCTAAAGCCAAGAATGGCGAGCGCGCAAAAGCTAGTCTTCGGAGATGGAAATGCCCGTAAAGAAACCCGGAAGCCCCGGATTGTATGCTGCAATTCACGCCAAACGCGCGCGTATCAAAGCTGGCTCGGGCGAGAAGATGCGCAAGCCGGGCGCAGAGGGCGCACCGACCGCCAAGGCGTTCAAGCAGTCAGCCAAAACGAGGAAGAAGTGATCGACCACACTGCCAAAATTAATCGGCTGAAACAGATCGCGTTCGAAATTCATGGTTTCGTGGCGGCTAACGCCGAAGATCACAAGCCTGAGATTGAGCTACCTCCGCCTCCGGGCTATCAGGAGAACAAACATGCCGCTAGTGAAATCGACATCGAAGCAGGCGTTTCGCAAGAACGTAAAGGCTGAGATGAAGGCTGGAAAGCCCCAGAAGCAGGCTGTTGCGATCGCCTACTCGACCAAACGGGCGGCGGCCAAAAAGCCGGCAATGAAAGGCAAGTCCAGTGGCTGCAAGTGATGTTAGGGACGCCGGTAAGGTAGCCAGCGCAGACGAAGGCGACGAGCGCCTGTCGACGCTGCGGCATCGCTTTACGATAGCGATGTCCGCCTACAGCGACACCCGCGAAGATGAGCTGGACGATCTGCGGTTCATGGCGGGCTCGCCGGACAATCAGTGGCAGTGGCCGGCGGACGTGCTGGCGACGCGCGGCGCGGTGCAGGGGCAGACGATCAACGCGCGACCGTGCCTGACAATCAACAAGCTGCCGCAGCACGTCCGGCTCGTGACCAACGAGCAGCGGCAGAACCGGCCGCAGGGCAAGGTCATACCGGCCGACGAGAACGCGGACCCGGCGGTAGCCGAGGTGTTTGACGGTATTATCAAGCATATTGAGTATCTGTCCGACGCGGACGTGGCCTATGACACGGCCTGCGACAATCAGGTCACGTATGGCGAAGGCTATATCCGCCTGATAACGGAATACTGCCGCGAAGATTCGTTCGATCAGGACATCAAGATCGTCCGGGTCAGGAACAGTTTCAGCGTCTACATGGACCCGATGATTCAGGATCCGTGCGGGTCGGACGCGGAATGGTGCTTTATTACGGAAGACATTCCCAAGTCGGAATACGAGCGGCTATACCCCGACGCGACGCCGATCTCGACGATGATGGCGCAGGGCGTCGGCGACCAGTCGCTGAGCATGTGGCTGTCGCAGGAAACCATCCGCATCGCGGAGTATTTCTACGTCGAGCATAAAAAGGCGACGCTGAACCTTTACCCGGACAATATCACAGCGTTCGACGGCACGCCGGATGACAAGCGGCTGAAGTCGGCCTATGGCAAACCGTTGCGCAGCCGGCAGAGCGACCGCCGACAGGTGAAGTGGGTCAAGACCAACGGCTACGAGATCCTCGAAGAGCGGGACTGGGCGGGCAAGTGGATCCCGGTCGTCCGCGTCATCGGCAACGAGTTCGAGGTCGACGGACAGCTATATATCTCCGGTCTGGTGCGCAACGCGAAAGACGCGCAGCGCATGTATAATTACTGGGTTAGTCAGGAAGCAGAGATGCTGGCGCTGGCCCCCAAAGCGCCCTTCATTGGCTATGGCGGCCAGTTTGAAGGCTATGAGATGCAGTGGAAGACGGCCAATACAAACAACTGGCCGTATCTGGAGGTCAACCCGGATGTTACTGACGGAGCTGGAAGCCCTCTGCCGTTGCCCGAGCGCGCTCAGCCGCCTCTGGCGCAAACCGGCCTCATACAGGCCAAGATGGGTGCTGGCGAAGACATTAAGTCGACAACGGGTCAATACGACAGTTCAATTGGTGCGACCAGTAACGAAAGAACGGGTCGTGCTATCTTGGCACGCGAGCGGCAGGGCGACACGTCAACATTTCATTATGTAGACAATATGAGCCGCGCGGTGCGCTACATCACGCGGCAGATGGTCGACCTTATCCCGAAAATCTACGACACCCAGCGCGTCGCGCGGATCGTGGGTATCGACGGCGAAGTCGACATGGTCAAGATCAACCCGAGCCAGCCGGAGCCAGTGCGGGTCATCAAGGATCCGATCACGGGCGAGACTGTCGACAAGATCTACAACCCGAACGTCGGTCTGTATGATGTGATGGTCACGACCGGCCCGAGTTACATGACCAAGCGGCAGGAGTCCATGGACGCGATGGCGACCATTCTCCAGTCTAATCCGCAGCTTTGGTCGGTGGCGGGCGATCTGTTCATCAAGAACATGGATTGGCCGGGCGCGCAGGAAATGTCGGCGCGCTTCGCCAAGATCCTCGATCCGAAGGTGCTGGAGGGCTCTGATGAGTCACCTGAAGCGCAAATGATGCGCGCTCAAATGAACGACATGGCCAACCAGATGGAGCAGGTTACGGCTATGGTCGGCCAGCTTCAGCAGTCTTACGACATGCAGAAGCTGGAGATTGATCGTCAGAATAGCGAAATCAAGGCTTACGAGGCCGAGACAAAGCGGATTCAGGTCACGCAGCCGGCTATGACGCCCGAGCAGATACAGGACATCGTGCAGGGCACCATTGCAGCGGCGCTGGATATGGGTGACATCGTGCCGAATCTGCCGCAACAACAGGTCTTACCGGGGTTTGAACAATGAGCTGCGCTGATTTTGTAGGCCAACTGTTCTTGGCGCGGGATGTAACTCATTCGGTGCATTTGAACACGCGATCTTACGCCAAACACAAGGCTTTGGGAAGTTTTTACCCCAAAATCATAGATTTGGCCGATGATTTGGTAGAGACTTATCAGGGTCGAAAAGGGCTCATCGGGCCGATTACACTGCATTCGGCTGAAAAAACAGGAAATGTCGTCGAGTTTCTTGAGGATTCACTAAAAAAGATCGAGAAAGGCCGCGAGGAGTTTGGCGACGACACGGCAGTTCAGAATATTGTCGACGAGATAGTTGGCTTGTATCTGTCAACGCTCTACAAACTGAAATTCTTGGCTTAAAGAGGCGATCATGGCGTATTATCAGGCGATTGAAGCATCTACGCAGCTCAAAGTCGGTTTGTCCAAGTTGAAAGGCATTTTTGCTAGCAGCGGCACATCCGTCACGGTTGCTGTTTACGATTCAGACAAGGCGTCGGCATCCGATCCTGTTGTTTTAGCGCAGTTTACGGCTGCTACACCTGGCAATTACATCTTTACGGCTGAAGGCATCAGTCTTAATAAAGGGTTGTATGTCGTTATTGGCGGCTCCAGCCCCAAAGTGACAGTCTTTTTCGAATAATTGACTACGCGGCTGTAATGCCGCATAGTTGACAGACCGACTAGCCGGATAGCTAGGTATAGGAGACGTAATGTCTGACGAAGAACAGGCTGTAGCGGAGATCAGCCCCGCGCCGGAACCGGAAGCTACGGCAGCACCGGAAACCGCTGATACGACGCCGGAGGAACAGCAGCCTACAAAATCGTTCACTCAGGAAGAGCTGGACGCAATTGTAAGCAAGCGCCTTGCGAGAGAACAGCGGAAATGGGAACGTGAGCAAGCCCAGCGGCTTGCGGAGCAGCAGGTCAAACAACCTGCCGCACCTCCTGCGGACCCCAACGATTTCGAGTCGGCTCACCAATATGCGGAAGCGTTGGCGGAGCAGAAGGCGCGGGATCTGTTGGCTCAGCGCGAGGCCGCAAGGCAACAGGCTGAAATCATTGAAGCTTATCGCGACCGTGAAGAGGAAGTACGGGAAAAATACGAGGATTTCGAGCAAGTCGCGTATAATCCTAACTTACCTGTTACGGACGTTATGGCTCAGGCTATTCAGGCTTCTGATATTGGCCCCGAGGTTATCTATTTCCTCGGTTCCAACCCAAAAGAAGCCAGCCGTATATACCGTTTGTCGCCCGTCTTGCAGGCAAAAGAGATCGGTAAGATTGAAGCCAAACTGGTCGACAATCCGCCGGTCAAAAAGACATCAACCGCGCCAGCGCCTCTTGCGCCTGTCACGGCAACCCGGTCAAACTCTGGCCCGAGACGAGACACGACGGACCCCCGGTCCATAAAGGAAATGTCAACGTCGGAATGGATTGAAGCGGAACGTCAGCGGCAGATCAAGAAGTGGGAAGCGCAGAACCGGAGATAAGGAATGTCTAATTCGCTTCTTACCATTGACATGATTACTCGCAAGGCTTTGGAAATCCTTGAGAATAATCTTGTCCTGACCCGCACGGTCAACCGTCAGTATGACGACTCTTTCGCCGTTGAAGGCGCGAAGATCGGCTCGACCCTCCGCATCCGTCTGCCCGACCGCGCGCTGGTCACGGACGGCGCGGCGCTTCAGGTGCAGGACGACAACGAGCAGTACACCACGCTCGCTGTTTCCAGCCAGAAGCACATCGGCGTCAACTTCACGACCGCCGAACTCACCATGCAGCTCGACGATTTTGCTGAGCGTGTTCTGAAGCCTCGTATTTCGCAGCTCGCGTCGTCCATCGACGCCGACGTTGCGAACGCCTTCAAATACATCGGCAACTCGGTCGGCACGCCGGGCACGACGCCCGCCACGTCGCTCGTTCTGCTTCAGGCTCAGCAGAAGCTCAACGAGAACGCTGCGGTCATGTCGCCCCGCTATGCGACGGTCAACCCGGCTGCGAACGCCGCGCTGATCGAAGGCATGAAGGGCCTCTTCAACCCGGTCTCGGCGATTTCGAAGCAGTTCAAGAACGGCATGTTCGGCGAAGGCATTCTCGGCTATGACGAGCTGAATATGTCGCAGTCGATCAAGCAATTCACGACCGGCTCGCGCACGGGCACGCTGACTGTCAATGCTACGGTTACGTCGGAAGGCGCGACCAGCATCGTCGTTACGGGCCTCGGCTCGACGGTCGTCAAGGCCGGCGACGTGTTCACGGTTGCTGACTGCTTCGCCGTCAACCCGCAGACCCGCGAGTCCACCGGCTCGCTGTTCCAGTTCGTCTGCCTTGAGGACGTTACGGCGTCCACCACGGCGACGATCAAGGTCAACGCGATGTATTCGGCTTCGCAGGCTCTTGCGACGGTCGACGCTCTGCCGCAATCTGGCAAGACCGTCACCTTCCTCGGCTCGCCGTCGACCCAGTATCCGCAGAACCTGATCTACCATCGTGACGCGATTGCGTTCGCGACGGCCGATCTGCTTATGCCGAACGGTGTCGACATGGCCTCGCGTCAGGTCCACAATGGTATCTCGCTCCGCGTTGTCCGTCAGTATGACATCAACAACG